ATTATGAAAGAGTTAGAAGCTGACGATGCTATGGGCATCTACGCTACAGCTCACCCCGGCAATGTTATTGTCTCACCTGATAAAGATATGAGACAGATACCCGGCAAACTATATGACCTCGAAACCTCTAAAGATATCACCGCTGAAGAGGGTGCTAAGTGGCACTTGATACAGACACTAGCTGGCGATCAGACTGATGGCTACAGTGGAGTACCGGGCATCGGAGTGAAGAGAGCCGAAACTCTTTTCAATAAAGAAGGCTACAACTGGTCAACAGTTGTGAAAGCGTTTGAAGATAAAGGATTGACAGAAGACGATGCTTTACTCAACGCTAGACTAGCCAGAATACTTACCATAGATGACTATGATACCACAAGACAAGAACCCATCCTTTGGACGCCTACCACTCCCGATCACGACGGAACAGGACTTCAAGATGCGAGTAATAGAGGATAATTTACGGAAGAATTATGATAAGAAGGAAGATGTAATCACTGTCTTCCTTGCTTTACAAAGACAAAACTTCGCATTAAGTAATGCACTTTAAAATTTATTAGAAAACGCAATCATTTATTAAAATGTCTGAACTTATCTCCCGCACTGGCCGGGTACAGTCTTGGATCGACGATCCTACATCAAGACTACCCGTATCATGCACGACCTTCGTTGTTGAAGATAGCATGGAAGGTCCAAACGGCATCGAAGCTAGCTGGAGGTTCGCAAGTCATGCACTAAGATTTGGTGCAGGCTGTGCAATCCACCTGTCTAAGCTTAGACCAGCCGGACACGAAAATGACAAAGGACTTGTGGCTACTGGCCCAGTCAGCTTTGGCAAAATATATTCAGCTCTAAATGAAACCTTGAGAAGAGGTGGAGCTTACAAGAATGGTGCTATTGTATTGCACCTAGACCTATGCCACCCAGATGCGGTGGACTTTATTACAGCTTCCAGATCAGAACTGCCTTGGGTCAAGCGTTGCATCGACATTGACGATGACATGTGGAAGTTTGCAGAACAAGACACTAAGGACGCTTTACTTTATGGAATCAAATCAGGAGACATCTGGCTCAACAAAATCAAATACACCGAATCCGGGGAGCGTATCTATGGGAACGTCTGTCTTGAGGTATACTTGCCCTCACGTGGGACTTGCTTGTTACAGCATGTCAATCTCGGTGCCTGTACACTCGACAATCTACAAGAGGCTTTCGTTACAGGTATGTCCGAGTTGTGTGATCTCCATGGACGGACAGGTGTTGGAGAATCTGGAGAATACCTTACCCCAGAAGTCGACAGACAAGTTGGGCTCGGAATGCTCGGTCTTGCCAACTTCCTCAGAAGATACAACATCAGCTACGAAGACTTCGGAGAAGCCCTCCGCCTTGTCAACAGAGGATATAGTGCAACCAACGAAGCCGGTATGGCGGCTGTTGCCTTGGACAGAGCGATTTTTGAAGCCTCGCAAATTGCAAGAGAAAACAATATGGTAAGGGCGTTCGCTATTGCACCCACTGCCAGTTGCAGCTATCGCAGTAGAGACCTAGACGGCTTTACATGCACACCCGAGATAGCACCACCAATAGCAAGGATGGTTGACAGAGATTCCGGCGAGTTCGGAGTAGATAGAGTTAACTATGGCGACGTTGAGATAGCAAGTGAAGTAGGATGGGACGCATACAAGCGTGTAGCAGACGAAATCATGACGATGCTCGATAGGACAGGATTGCTTCATGGCTACAGCTTTAACAGCTGGAGTGATGTAATTACATACAACGAAGCATTTATAGAGGAGTGGCTAGGAAGCTCACAAACCTCTTTATACTATTCTCTCCAAGTTATGGGCGATGTACAGGATAAGTCTGACGCTTACGCAGCACTAGCAGATACTGACATTGACAGTTACTTGGAAAACATACTAAATGATAACAAGATTAAATGTGACTGCGAACAATGAACCCCTACATAAAATTACAAAACAGAAAAAGAACATGGACACCAGTCCAACCTACAAAAGGAGTATTGAAAGAAGGTGCTGAAGAAACCATCAAGCGTGCACTCGCAATACGTCATATGGAGCTACCAGTTGGAGAATTTATTTCTCAGGGACTGGAGAAAGAAGTCCCGGAAGCAGCGAGGACACTTCTTGAGTCAAACGTACAAGATGAGATTAAACATGATCTCGCTCTGGGCTTCATTGTTGACGCCCATGGGGCTGATCTCAAGTCTGAGCTCGAAGCTAAGAGGTTAAGAGATGCTTGGATTGCACACCCTGACCACACTATCACAAAGGCACTCGTTGCAGAGCGAGCTATATTCTTTGTTCTACTACCTATGTTTCGCTTTCTTGGTGATGCTGCTCTCAGAACAGTATCAGCTGATATATCCAGAGATGAACAGATACACGTTGCGACAAATAGTCTCGTATGTGCTGAGTTGGGTCTTGTTCCTAGCTCTTCTTTGGATAAGCTTCGGAAGGCAACTATACAATGGGTACTACAACCCCTAGCAGAAAACAATACTGATAAATATTTGTCGAAAAAATTTTGGGCAGATGCGAGCGATCAGTTAATGTATCAAGGTAAAGCACCTCAGTTTTCTGACACAAAAGCAGCTCGTATGCCCGCATTTTTTGAACATGCAAACACAAACCTACCCCAGTACGCTTAGTTTCCACTCAGAGAAACTCGAGAAACTGGTAGAGGATTTAGAAGCCAAGTTTGCTTGGTATCCTGTCCACCCCAAGGAGGATTTAGCCTCCATTATGTATCGCTCCGGACAACAGGACGTGGTACAATATGTAAAATCTATTTTAAACGAAGACAATGTGTCTATTTAGATCAAGCACGCCAGCACCAATGCCTACCCCGGCTCCTATACAACCAAGGCAGCCTGACGTAGTGCAAGCATCAAGACTACCTAGCAAGAAAGAGTTGGTAGATCCTGATGAAGTAGCAGGCGTAGAGTATGGTACAACAGCTAAGACTGCTCCAAGAGGAACAGCTAAGAAGACTGGTACAGATGCTCTTAAAATTAATATCAATACACCGACAGCCGGTAGTACAACGGGTGGAATGAATGTATAAGGCAAAGGAAAGATACAATAAATTGTCATCAGGTAGAACACAGTTTCTTGACATGGCAGTTGAATGTTCTGAACTTACCTTACCTTATCTTATTACAAGAGACGACAACTTTAAAGGCAAGCGACAGCTGCTACAACCATGGCAGTCAGTTGGTGCTAAAGCTGTTGTCACATTGGCAGCAAAGCTTATGCTAGCTACCCTACCTCCACAGACTAGCTTTTTTAAGCTACAAGTAAGAGACGACAAGCTTGGAGAGACACTCGACCCACAGATACGCACAGAGTTAGACTTATCATTCTCAAAGATAGAGAGATTGATAATGGATTTCATAGCTGCATCTAATGACAGAGTTCAAGTACACCAAGCATTAAAACACCTGATCGTTGGTGGTAACGCACTTATCTTTATGGGTAAGGATGGTCTAAAGACTTATCCTCTCTCACGATATGTTGTAAACAGAGACGGTAATGGTAATGTTATAGAAATAATTACCAAAGAGCTAATTAGCAGAAAGGTTCTGGGGATAGCAAAACCTCCAGAGAAACAGGGACCGAACAGTAATGACCTTGGTCCAGATGAAGACGACGCTGAGGTATACACCTGTGTTAAGATGGATGAGAGTAGCGGTAGTTGGAGATGGCATCAAGAAGTGGACGACATGATCCTAGAAGGTAGCCAGAGCACAGCACCGAAGAACGCCTCACCATGGTTAGTGCTTCGATTCAATACAGTAGACGGAGAGGACTACGGACGTGGTAGAGTAGAGGAATTTATAGGAGACTTACGTAGTCTTAATGGATTGTCCCAAGCTCTCGTAGAGGGTGCAAGTGTTGCAAGTAAAGTTATCTTTCTTGTCTCACCTTCATCAACTACAAAGCCGCAGACCTTATCGAAAGCCGGTAACGGAGCTATCATACAGGGTAGACCAGAAGATGTAGGAGTCGTGCAAGTCGGTAAGACAGCAGACTTCTCCACAGCTGCACAGATGTCGCAGTCAATAGAAAAGAGAATACTCGAAGCGTTCTTAGTGATGAATGTAAGAAACGCTGAAAGGGTCACAGCTGAAGAAGTACGTCTGACACAGCTAGAGCTAGAGCAATCCCTCGGCGGACTGTTCAGCTTACTAACGGTAGAGTTTTTAGTACCCTACCTAAACAGAACTCTGTTAATATTACAGAGATCAAACCAGATACCAAGACTACCTAAAGATGTCGTTAGACCTAAGATAGTAGCCGGTATTAACTCACTCGGTAGAGGACAAGACAATGAAAGCTTAACTAGATTCATGGCTACCGTAGCACAGACGCTAGGACCAGAAGCTCTTGTTAAGTTTGTTAACCCATCTGAGGCTATACAAAGACTAGCAGCAGCACAGGGTATAGATGTACTCAACCTAATCAGAACTCCAGAAGAACTACAGGCAGAGCAGCAGAAGCTTATGCAAATGCAGGCACAGAAGTCACTCGTCGACCAGACAGGACAGATTGCAGGCACACCACTCATGGATCCACAGAAGAATCCACAGTTGGCAGAGCAAGCATCAGCCGCTATCGAAGGTATAGCTGGAGCACCAGTACCACCACAAGAATAGAATGGCAGCAGAAGAACAAACATTTACAGTTACAGATCAGCAACCAGAAACAGAAGTCCTTACCGAAGAGGAACAGGACTCTCTGGCTGTTGGTGAGAAGTTAGTAACTGAACAAGAAGGATTACTAGCTGGTAAATATAAATCAGCTGAAGAGTTAGAGAAAGCATACAAAGAACTGGAAGCAAAGCTAGGTGATAACACAGAGCAAGCTCAACCAGAACCAGAAGCCGAACCAGAACCTACTACACTATCTGACAACGCTAGCATAATTACGTCAGCATCAGACGAGTACTATAAAAACGACGGTAAGTTATCACCAGAGACATTACAAAAGTTTTCCAACATGTCCAGTCAAGACTTAGTTAACGCATATCTAGAGGTAACTAAGAGCCCAGACTGGCAGGCAGCACCTCCAGCTGAAGTAGCTGATATATCTGATGCACAGATAAACCAAGTTAAGAACGCAGCAGGTGGTGATGCAGCATATCAGAATATGGTACAATGGGCAGGGCAGAATTTAGACGCTAAGTCTATCGAAGCCTTTGACCAGATCATAAATACTGGAAGTCTCGATGCTATTAACTTTGCAGTTAAGGGATTGAAGTCACAGTATGATGCAGCAAATGGAATAGAAGGTACAATGGTACAAGGTAAAGCAGCACCTAATAGAGGTGACGTCTTTCGTAGCCAAGCCGAACTGGTAGCAGCTATGAGTGACAGAAGGTATGATAACGACCCTGCCTACAGGCAAGATGTTATCGAAAAACTTGACAGATCAGACTTATCATTTTAAAATCATGCCCGGACATTACGGA